AGATTTTCCAGAAAGTCTTTCATACGTGTGTTCTTCCAATCTTGGTGTCGATGGCAACCATTCGCTTTGCGAGAGCGGTCAACTGTTCAGTTCGCTCTGTCAGTGCCGACGCAGTCTTGTTGCGAAGAGGAGAAGACCTCAATGCGACGATTTGCTTTTCGAGAGCAGAACGTTCTGCCAGCAATTTCCCCTTTGCGGCGTCCGCAGGACGCTTCTCTTGTTCGTCAGCATACCAGGTCATGGTTTGTCCTTTTGAAGTTCTTGAACTTGTCGTTCCAACTTCTCGATCGTACGATCAAAGAGTTTGTTGCGTTGTACTGCCAGCATCGCACCGTAAATGGCAATGCCATTCAAGATGGTTGCCTCTCCCCAGTTCAACGCAAGGAAAAACAGTGTGATACACACTACGTAGAGATGATCGATTGACAGGAATTTCATGCTGACCTTAATTGAGACGATGATGGATTATACCACAACCTAGGTCGAAAGATGTAACGAGCAAACGCTCGTTACATCATCAATCCTTCTCGCCAATCAGAAATTTGTTCGAAATTGCCTTGAACGAGAACTGACCGTCAAGTCGCTTGAACACTACGCCTTCACGAACTTTGTTCGTAATACTCGGACCCTCGGCGTACTTGAGCAGACCTTCAACATCTTCAATGCCGAGATTGTCGAACAACTTTGCCTCCATCTCGAGAACCGGCACGTGATTGATCAGCGGAGCAACAGCCTTCAGTTCTTCGAAGACCGCCATTCGCTCGCCAGGTGCCAGGTACTTTTGAGCGTTGATGTCGTAGATGTCAAAGACGAAGAACATGAAGTCCTTGAATCCTTCGCGGTTGCCTTGGATTGCTGGTCCCATCATTTCACCTTGAACAGCAATGCTGCGCCCAGTGCGATTGAAGAAGTCCGTCAATGCGACGTTCAGAGAAGTATCGAACAGCACACGAACAAATGTGTTGTCCTTGTTCGCATCGCTAATCTTCAACTCCAGATTGCGGGAGCAAACTCCAACTCGCGATTCTGTCACCTCAATGCCAGGCACAACATTCGGACCAAGAACAAAAGCGGTCATCGACGATCCATCGAGTTTCATTGTCACCTCGAATTGATCATCGCGACTTGCCTTTGGTGGGCGAACAACAATCGGACGCCAGTGAGTCATGTGCCCGATTGGTTCATCGTCGCTCCACTCCTCGGTCCAGGTGCCTGTCGGCGATACGCCGCTAATCAATTGACCGTGTGCTGGGCGCGTCACGTTGATGTCCAACAAAGGTCCAATCGCCGATTCCGTTTCTTCGTAACCGAAGATTTCGCCAGGAATATTTTGGCAGCGCTCTTGATCGGTCTTGCGAATGAAACCAGGGAACAGACCTGCTGCTTGACCTTGGAGACATGCTGGTAAAGAGGCTTCCCACTTCTTGATGCCGAGCATTTCGGCAAAGTCAAATTCCTTGATCTCTTCCTTCCCGTCATCGCGACCCATCACAAACTGGAGGTCTTCGAGTTTCGATTCAATATCTGGGATCGCCTTGATCGGCATCACGAATCCTTGCGACAGTTGACCACGCAACTTGATGGTGCGCAGTTTGTGTCCACGAACGCCTTCGAACATACGCGGCGACTTGTCAACGAGGAATTGCCATGCTGGATTTCCATCAGGCAAGAACGAATCGATTTCAAAGTAGACGCACAGATCGCCCTTCGTGAATTCATTCTTCTTGACTACAACTTTCCAGCCGCCGATGACAACGGCTTCAATAGCATCAGCACCTTCAATAGGCACCACATCATCGATGGAGCGAACGCTCACCAACTTGCGCTTGTTCAGTTGTTCGCGAATCTCTGCATGAGACAAAGAGTTTCCGATTTTGATGTCCGGCGCATCTTCGCCCTTGGTAATAACGAAAGTTTCCATTAGTTTCTCCAGTCTTTAACAGTTATCAATTTTGTCTATTACATCAATGTGAATTAGCGCAAAGATCTTTGACGCTAGTAAACTTTGACGGCAGTCGCACGTTAATGTTCAATACGACCCGTGTTGAATTAAGTCGTGGATGCGCTCCAGCGTGCCTGTGCGCACCATCCATCACTAGCACTCTCCCCTTAATTGGACTCACCACTCCTATGACCTCGTTTTTGTATTCTTCTTCAGCATGGCGCTGCTTAAAAATCCTAGTATCGCCATCCGAATCATTGGCATAATACAGAATTACCAAAGTGCCATCTGCATCATCGCAATCAACGTGTGGCGTGTTGTATTGGTCACTTTGAAAATCCGGTCGTTGGAGTTGCATATTCGCCTTCGCACGCAACCACTTCCATTCCTTTATCCCAAGAGCATTCAGAACTTTCGTTGCCACCATGTCTGGCAGCGGCGCGTGCGTAGAGATCTTGGTCCCATTAGCGTCCCTGAATAAATGAAAATGCTGCGGCGCCTCTTTTACAAGTGGATCCAAACACTTCTTGTAGGATACAGCATCAACAGTTGCTCCTTCGCCAGTATAAAACCAGGGAAATTCCGGTCTTAAAATAACCTTGTCAATATTTTTCTGATCACCCGCAGAAAACAAGTCGTCTAGTATTGTGAATGCCTGTGACATGTGTACCTAAAATATTTTCTATTTTAACCTGCCTATGCCAGCGCGAGCACCATCATCGAGGTTAACTTACGAGACCCTTGGGACTTCTCCCATTTTCGCTCGCGGCGACGCTTTGCTGCCGCTCGTTTCTGCTTCTTCTTTTTCTCCGCTAGCGCTACCATCTCTTTGGCAACTTCCAATTTTTCAGGTGTGATCAGTTCAGGATGTTCTGCCATGAACTTGTGATCAGCAGCGTTGAGGTGATTACCTCGCACGCTGTTACATGGACTACATCCGATTCGCAGATTCTCAACATCGTCAACACCGCCATACGAACGTGGGATGATGTGGTCACGTGTCATCAACACAAAGTTGCCGTCACGTTCAGCAAACAGATCGATAACTGGTGACCGCAACTCTTCATTCGCGTGTTTGTTGACAATGAAACACGATCCTTCAATCCCGCATTCCCAGCATTTCAACGGTTGATCCTTCGAGCGCATCGCTTGGAACAAGGACTTGCCACTCGCAGGAGATACTGCCCGCCCGTTGACCAATCGCTCGTTCTTTGGTTTTGCGAGGACTTCGAACCCTTCGTCGAGAGTCAGTTGTTTGAAGTAGATCAGCATAGCAATGTAGGATGATTTGCCTCGCGGTGACCGCCGGACATTGTGTAGTAGACACGACGGTCACCGCGCTGAAGTACGCCAATTTCGGGGCGTGCCTGAAGAATGTCGGTGATCACTTTCTCTTGGCGAGTCCGCTCACCAGACTTAGCGAACAACTTCGCATCTCGGAGATGTTTCTCGCGGCGAGCATCTTGAAATGTAAACATTATTATTGATCCTTTAGAGTTTTGGTTCGTGACCGTAGTACCAACCGAGACCAAACTCGCGATAGAAGAAGGCACTGTAACCGACGCTGAAACTTTTGAACTCATGTGCCAGACGACGAACTGCGAGTTCGGATCCGACTGCGTAGATCTTGCCAGTCACGACATGGATCTGAATCGGTTCGTAGGCGATGTTGCTACCCCAATCTTGTTCCAGACGCTTGATGCGTGCTGGTGTCAGAGTATCAATGAAGGTGAGAGTAGTGTTTGTGTCCATGGGATTGATTATACCATGAACCTAGGAATTGTACACTTCAACTTGTAACGACAAGTTGTTTGTTACAAATTAGACGAGATCGTTAGAAACTAGTTCACGCCGTATTTTCAGATACAACATAATGTTGAAGCAGCGAGCGTAGACTTCAGACACCATGAAAGGTGTCGTGATGATCTCGCCGTTAAGTCGGAACGAAGCGATCCAACCAGGGAATGGATCTTCGGCTGATCCAAAACCAGGAGCGACAACTTGAACTGGCAAATCTATCTTCTGCTCGATTATCGAAACAGCAGTTAGGTCTTCAAGATAGTTGATTGACTGATTTGTCCATGACGGAACGCTAGCAATGAAGTAATCGTTTAGACGATTGTTGCTAGCGAACTTCTCCCAGTGATCAAGAATATCCTCAACGCAGAATTCAATTACTTGCTGAACAGTCGGTTTGACCGGTGCCGATTTTCGGCGAGAGTCAAGACTGATCACATTGATCATAATTCAATGAACTTAGGATTGACAACGCCGTTTGAGATGTACGAGTTGAACTGCGATTGCCATTCACCAAAATACCCTGCTGGATGGCAAACTATGCGAGTCTTCCACAACATTGTGTCAATGGTGTCGTGAGTGTGACCGTGAATCCAAATGTTTGGCGCGTGATCATATGCCAAAATGTTATCGCAATCACCAACGAACCCGCCGTTGATACCGTCGCCACCTTCACGCGGAATGAATCGCGCAGACACAAGACGACGAGATGGCAAGTGGTGAGTCACAACTACGGTTTTACCGTCGAACGCTACATTGAGTTTCTGCGCAATCTGGGACTTCTGATATTTGTGAAGAAGGATCATTGATTCGACTTTGAATCGACCTTCGCCATTTCGAATCAGTCTGAAGTCATTCAAACCGTTGTCGACCAAGAAGTTATCTTTTTGACTTACTCCTCCGTCGCCCCAAAGGGTTGCGAAGATGAATCGAATGTCTTCAATAACAACTTCACCAACCTCGCCAATGCTGTGAATTAGAGCAGGCGAGAACTTCGCAAAGCGATCTCGCATCTCCAAATTCCACGCGTTGTAGTCGTGTTTGTAGTATTCGTGGTTACCTGGAACATACAACACCTTCTTGAATCGAGGGATCAGAACATTGATGAAACCTACGAGTTGATCGGGGCGCGAGGAAATATCTCCTGCTAGCACCAGGACGGCGTCAGGGTCATTTTCGTGGGACGGGACGAAGTCTATAGCAAGTGTCTCAAAATTGCGCCCTGAGAACGCTTCTAGGTGAAGGTCGGAAACGACGCGAATGTATTTGAGACTCATATTACGATCCAGTTTTGCGAATGACAGATTGATGTAGGACCAACCAATCAGAGACGCGCGCCTTCAGCGTCTTGACAGATCCTGGAGAATTCAGATCAGCAGCAACCTCGGCAACTGCCTGTGCTGCTAACCTTTCTTTACGCCTTTCGGCGTAAATTGAAAAATCATAGAGACGCATATCCACTGACTTGTTAATCAGTAATATTTATGCCCTCTGGATGTCCCGTGTTGTTTTACCACGCCAGATCTTCATTCTGAAAACCTTGATTTGCTGCGGGCAATCGTAGAAGGCGCGCTGACGCAGATTCATTTCGGCAACTTTTGACTTGTTGCTGAAGTTGAAATCGAGTTCTTCGATCTCGTAACTCCAGTCGGCAAAGCGATGTTTGCGTTGATTGAATGTCGAGATTATTCGTAGCGCGCGTGGCGGCTTTGAGCTTGGGAACAGATCGGTCGTGCGCTTCATGTCTGCTCCTGTGGTGATGCTGCGAGAGCGCGGATGGCGTCATGGCAATCTTCGCGCGTATCGTGTTTGTAGTTGCCATTCGCATGGAGGACAAGACATTCAGCCGCACATTCCTCAATAGCCTGCTCCCGCCCAGCCAGCGCACGGGCATCGCCGTAGGCTAGGAGTTGGGGGAGTGTGTAGCCGTGAACCTCTACTGTTTGCCCAAGCACGTCGTACAGCTTGACAGCTTGTTTTGGCAACTCCACCCCACCGCGCAGCTTTTCGAAACACGCTTCGATAAATTTGCGGTGGAATACAGCATCATCCTCAGTCCATCCAACATAGCCCGATTCAGACCACATCTGCTCGGCAGCAAACTCTGCAGCCTTTCTGATTTCGTCAGCGGTCAATATCATTTCCCGTTCTCCTTCTTTGGAAATTGGATTACCTTCGCTTCGGTAGGTGGAAGCGGTTTGAATTTCCGGTAGTTGCAGCAGTCGCAGGGCTTGTATTGATAGCCGCACTGTTTTTCCACATCGCATGTTGAGCAATGGCCGTTCATTTCCCGTTCTCCTTCAAATATTGCTGGCCTGCTGCGATGGCTTCTTGCGCAATGTCAATCTGCCCGGCTGGCTTTGCATTAAGCAGACCTTCGCACGCTAGTGTGTAGGAGAGCAGCATTGTTGACGCCTCCACCAGTTGCTCAACCACGGGGACTGCGCTGGGAGGGGATGCATAGAGTCCGCTGCGAACGCATACGCCAGTGGTTGCACAATCCGGCTCCTGCGCTGCGGGTTGGGGTGCTGTGAAAAGCGCAGTGTCGTACTTGCCGATCCGGTGCGTGTGTGAGTTCAGGCGCTCATGCGTCTTGCGGATTTTGTCGAGCATGAAGTCGTCTTCCTTTGCGCTATACCACCCGAACGGCTCCCCCACCTGCTCCGCTTTGAGTGCGCGGGCCTTCCAGTCGTCTCGGTCGGTCTCCACATCATCCAAGCGTTGCGACAAGTCAGACATGACGGCATTAACCTCTTCTACGCTCTTGGCGTAAATCTCTTCTCCGCCGCCGTCATACCCTGGAACAATACGAACCATGATGTTGGCGACACTCATCTTCTTCAGCCTCTCCACCTCCGCAACCAGATCAGCACGGCACAGGGCGGCGAAGCGTTGCGCAAGCGGTTCATGCAGCCAAGCACAGCCAGCCTCCCGCGCCATTGCAAGAATTTCGTCTTTGTTCGGGTCAGTCATGTTGATTCCTTCTTATTGCAAACTGGGCACGGTTCGCCGCGCTTAACTTTGGTACGTGTTGCAAAATGCATCCAGCCCGCATCGTGGCCACACTTTCCGCAGACCATGTGCCCCAGCTCTGGTGTGTCTGGTGTTTCGTCGCAGAAGCCGTGATCGGTTGCTTTCATCATCACTCGTGGCGCGGCGCGTGGCAGCGAAATTAACCAGTCGACAACAAGAACTTGAGGTGTGTCTTCCATCATTCAACAATTTTGTCGTCACGACGATGTTCAAATGTTGGGAAGCGAAGTGAGGCAACTGCCTTGTTCTTCGACTTTGACACTTCTTGGTATTTGATAACCACTGTGGCACCCAACCACGCATCTTGGTTTGTCCAGATTTCATTTCGCAGGGCATCGCCAAAACCTGACCCAACGTCGGATTCGACGATGGTACCGTCTTCAGTACGACCCCAGACCTTGATGCCGCCGAGGGTATTTGCGAGGCGCTTGCCCTTTTTGCCAGCGTAGAATCCTACGATCTTGCAGTCGACATCATAGAAGTTCTTCACCTTGGTCCAGGTGAATGAACGCTCCCAGACATACACGGATTCCCAATCCTTCAGAATCAGACCTTCGTGACCGTTGGGTTGGTTGTCGAAACCTTTGGTAGTAACTTCAGCGCAGTACGCCGTCATGTCCTGGAAGTCTTTGACTTCACGACCACCAGACAAAGTAATCTTCGTGCGATTCACCAGCAACGTTTCAAGCGCCTTGCGATTTTGACGCATGGTGATCGAAGTCTTTTGAGCAATCCAATCTGTCAAAGGCATCATGAAGAATGCGCGGAGGCGAAGTGCTGCCTTTGCTGCGTCGTTGCCGACCTTCTTTGCGTTGATTGTTTCGGTGAAGTCTGAGGCAAAAGATTCGCCATCCATGACAAAGTCGTATCCAACCTCGGCGCGAATTGCCAGCAAGTCTTCGTCAAAGATGCCTGCCAAATGTTCCATCTCTTTGCCAGAGCGAGCGCGATACTCGACTGGTTTGCCTTCACGAACGAGAGCAATGGTTCGTTGACCATCGTACTTCCAATCCGCTTGGCACGGGAAGGTAACCTTGTCTTCGAAATCTTCGGTGTTGTCGCACTTGTCTGCCAACATCACTTCGAATGTTGGGATCAGCTTGCGGCTCATATCACCGGGAATCGGATTGGCTTTCCAAGCCTTATTCACGGAATCGGCACTTGCTCCGATTCGCAAATCTTTATCAAGAATCCTCGATAGATATTTGGCATCATCTTCTGAGAACAATGAGAGTGTTTCTGTTACGAGGGATCTAGCAGCATCGCCTGTTATCTGCCGCTTTGAGAGCGCACCCAACATTGCGAAGAACTTCTCATAAGAGACTTTTGACGAGGTTTGCGCATGTGACTGCGGATCATCGTATAAGCGAACGCCAAATACTTGATAAGGATCTAGGGCGGCGGTGATAAGGTCGCGGGCCATTTTATCCGCATCACCTAAGGCTACCTGAATAACCTGCTTTGAGCCAGCACCGCCAGCACCCTCACAACGCTTGATTACACTTACAAAGTTGGTCATTTTGTTCCTTAATGATTGTCTTGATTGGGCGGTCTGAGATTTTGCAGCCTTGAGGTAAGCTCTTCCAGATCTTGATTGGGCCTAACCCTTTGGTATGAAGATCAAGAACCCAGGCTTTGAATATATCGTAGGTCCATCCTATTTTACAGAGTTCAACAGAGATTCTATCATGTTTTCCACGCTGTGCCTCACCTATTTTGTAACGATGCTCATGAGTAAGTGTAACACCTTTGTTCCACGGGGTGTTTCCAAGTAGACTTTTAGATATGGCTTCGCGTTCGGCGAGTGTTCTATGCTTCCCTAAATAATGGTGCGTGCGTGTGCCATCAGCATAAGCCTGTTTGGCTTTAGCTGCCGCCTTTTCTATAGCCGACTTGCGAACTTCGGCCGACATAACAATGCCAACACCCTTCATTCGTTCGCTCTTTCGTTTATTGGCTTCAGGAGTGTGTTTAGCCTTTGGAACACCAATCTGGCGAAGTGAGATTTGTAATCGTTCTTCGTCGGTCCAGCGTCTTGGTTTCTTTTTGTGAGTTCGTTTCTTTTCGAGCCACCCTGACCCACCTCCACCAGGGATGAGATTTAGACAAAGATCATCACATAAAATATCTTTGGTAACAATCTGACTTTCAAGTATGTTTGCTTCTTCCCTGGTTTTACATTCTGCGATGATCGATTTCGAGAAGGCTTTTGACCCGTACTTCTTGATAGAGGCTGTTATCAACTTCCCAGAACCAAGATATTTTATATCTTCGCGCGGAGGTTTTGGTGATGATCTAACGCCAAAGTAATATTGCCCAGTGTCAAGTTTTGTGATTTTGTAAAGGTAGTGGAACACATCATTCTCCCTAGTGATGTGTTATTTATAGTAAAACCTCTACTAAGATCCTTCTTATTCTTGGTCGAAGGTCACTCCAGACCCTTTTGAATAGCAACGAGGCCTTGAATGAACAAAGCCAGATGTCGCTTAGGCAACCGCTTGGCAGCGACCGTCAACCTGTGGAGCAGCAAATCTGCTTCGGCACCACGCAACTTGGATCCGCGAGAGCGCCGCTTCGGGCGTTGAATGGATGTACAGTCGTAGTTGTGTTTGACCGCTGCTGGCGTCTGAAGAACACCCATCACTTCCTTCCACTCTTTGCCGTGAGGACGCATTGACTTGCCAGTATCCTTCAGGATCTTGTCGTAGAACAAAGTGCCAGCGATACAGTGAGCGAGTTCGTGCGGCACAGTCGTGTTGAGGAAGTGTTCCTTGTTCTCAACGCACAGGATGAGGTTGAAGCGAACATAGTTGCCAACGTGATTGGCACGACCGCCATCAGTGTTCTTGACGTCCCAGCGGATTTCAGGCATCTCGAGATCTGGGCGTTTGTAGTGTTCACGAGCGATGTTCAGGTAGGCGAGGAGTTTTACAGCAACCTCCTCACGCAGTTCCTTGGACAGCAGCAGATTTTGATTCTTGGACATTTTGATTCTCGTGGCGTGTTCGCGACTTACTTGTTAGCGTAGAACTCTTTTGCCTGAGGAGTTGGTTCGAATACCAACTTGGCAGAAACTTGCCAGTTACAACCAACACGACCAGCGCTGAGTTGGGTGCCTTTGATCTTGGCCATGTCGCGGCTGAAGCCAGTGATGCGCATTGTGACGATGCCGTTTCGAGCACCACCGTCGAATTGAACGATGTCACGAACATTGAACTTGGACGAAGCAGCCACACTTGCGATCTTGGAGGCCAGATTGAGGTTAGCGACGAGACGCTTATTCAGATCACGCTGCTCTTCGTAGGAGAGTTTCTTGATTTGTTCCATCAGCATTGCGACTTGGTTCATGATTCATCCTTAAGTTGTCGATGAATGAATTATACCACGAACCTAGGAAATGAACATACTCAAGTTGTAACTAAGTTTTGCTTCGTTACAATTGCGTCCCACTGCTTCTTTAAAGAATCTATCTTGTGCTGCTCAAGACATTTGTATCTCTCGAATCGACAGTCGCCGAATTTCCATCCTGGCGGCATTTCGTTTTTCGAGTTCTTATAGTAGGAGTTGATCAGCGCGTTGTCTGCTGCCGTGACATGGACCACCACGAAAATGTAGTCCTCAAGAATCTTTGCTAGTTTCTTGAGATCATCCTCGCTGTCTAAGTCTAATGTTTGTGCGTACGCCCACGCAACATCAATTGGGGTTATGTGTTCCCAAACGCAACCTGGCGATGGAACATCAACCAGCGATAATTGTTTGTGGAGGTGTTTCTTTGGGCGAATGCCTGAGTTTACTCGCTGCTTGATAGCGACGATGTTCGATGCTAGAAACAATTCATCGCACGGTCGATCACGAGACTTCATTGCTCGAACGTCCTCGTTAAATCGTCTAATTCTTCTTAACTCGTAAAAGATTGTACTTGCTACATCTAAGTAACCGGTTTTGACCGCCATTTATCATGCCCCAATATGTGTTAATCGATAGGTGTACCTCCAAAGTAAAAGTAAAGTGAAAACAAAAAATGCGCGGTATTCAAACTATAAATAGGTTGAAACTAATTTATTCTAGGATTCCAAGTGGCAAAAAAGAAAGTCCCAAATTTGATTGTGGAGTTTGCGAGCGACTCCGGCACAATGTTTTTCCTCAGTGTGCTTGAGTATCGTCGGGAGAATTATCTTGTCATTGTTGACAATGTATCTTCCGAAGAAATTGGGGCATATGTCCTTGACTTCGCTCAACAAGAACGCCTCGATGTTCGTCAATTGATGACGATAGTGACTCGCTGGTTTTATAGCGGATCATCCTCTTACCCCCTAAGTTTCGAATTCTCGAAACTTGGTATTTCTCCGTTAGCAAATCGAATCTATAAAACATTCGAACTTGCTCACGTTACCCGTCTTATCGGGTATGACTTCAGGTATGACCTAGAGACGCCGCCTAAGATTAGACGACGTCGTGCTAGTTTAATTCCTGCTGGAACTGAAGTTCGTCTTAAGCGCTCGTCTCAAGACAGTAAAGCACTCTCAACACTTCAAGCAGCCATTGTTCCGATTGCTCAACCAACTCAGGAGTCTTCTTCCGCTGAGTCGATGTGATCATCTTTGCCTGAACTTCGGCATCGAGTTCACGAAGCAGATCTTTGACCTTTTCAAGGTCTGCTCGCCCTTCCTTGATTTCAAGTAATTGTACCGCATTTGGGCGTGGGAACGTAACTTTTCCATGGTCAAGGATTTCGATCGCTTGCTGATACACGCGAACCGCATGACTCAACGATTTGAAGTCGACATCAGTGTCGGCAGCAGCGGTTGATCGTACACCGTATTGCTTGATCAACTTATCAAGTTGTGTCAGCAAATGTGCGATCGTTGTAGTTTCTGAATAACTACGTCCGCCCATCTCGAGAGTGCGCAACTTTCTATTGTTGTTCGTCACTTCACCGATTGGCAGCCCAGAGCGCTCTGAGATGACATCCAACAGTGACTTGCCTTGATACCTTGACGCTGTGTCCAACCGCAAAACAAAGGTGTCGTCATCAACCCAAACTTTTTCATTGACAACGGCGTCGATGATCTGGCTCACGTTAACCACTTCATTCAACCGTTCCCCACGCCGAACATAGTCAAAGGTCTGCTTCATCGCAAACCCAACCATCGAGTAGACTTCATTGTTGCCGAACTTGTTGATCATGTCGACAACCGTGTTGTATTCGAACACACTCAACTTATCAGGCGCAGAGGGTCCGTCCTTGAGAATCGCATAAGCGATTTCAACAGCATAGGTTTGACCGTTGACAAAATCGCGAACGAATGTTTGGAACGGGATGAACTCGTTTTCAACGCCATTGTCCGGCATCGACAATCCATCTGGCACAGGATCGCCACGCTCGTCAACGCGAGTCTTGAAGGCGACTTGTCGCTTTGTCAACAACAAATCGTCGATTGGTGGAAGATAGACCGACTTCAGATCAGTGTCTGATGTAGGTGTTGAGGTGCCATACAAGCGGCTACCGTATACTACCTGAAATAAAACATCTGGGTCTTGTACCATTTGAATTCCTAAGTTAAATCTTTTCGATTATATCACAACTTACCCTGCTCGATCAAATGCAATTGGAGATGTACCACAAAACTATATGCGAGTGCGTGCGACTTCTTGAATGAGTATCCGCTGTCGTCCTTAGCGTAAAGTATTCGACGCGCCGCTTGGCGATCCTTCAGATACAACCCCTGAAATTGCTTTTTGCCAGGTCGAATCAACGCCATACAGTCGGCGAGTTCCTCAATATTCTTCGGTTTCACTGTGTCAAGCAAATCGCCGTGTTTCGACAGTTGAAACAACTTCGAATGAGTTGATTGAAGTTGAAGCAGCGTCCAATTCGGTTCTTGCTCTAGCAGCGCATCGATCTCAGCGCGAGTCTTGAATGCCGAGTACACGTGAAGGTGAAGGAAGTCTATTTTAAGATACCCGAGTTCTTCGGCAGCATCATACGGTATCGCAGACAATCCAGACATCGGATCCCTAGGGATCGTTTGTGGATAGACGCCGCACGGGTGAGGCGTCATCTTGCCATCTCGAACTACCGCTGCTCGAATCCAACTTGGAAAAACCTTAGTTGAGTCGAACGATGGAGGAGTGTCGACATCGACGTCCATTTATAAACCCTCTGCTTGAGTTACACGACCAAAGAACTGGAACAGACCAGAGTCTTTTTGAATCCGAGCAATCATAGCGCCCATGTTCATAGCGCGCTCTAACTTTTCCTTGTCAAGAGATTCGCATGCCATCAAGTGGTCACGAAAGACTTTTGACGCCGCGAGGAACCAAGGACTTAATTTACGTCGTTTGATGTAGGTCACTAGCGTATCGACAGGGACAACTTTGAAAATGTCAGGTGTCTCGCACTCGTAGTCTTCAACAAGTTGCTTCAAGAATTCTAGCGACTCGAGAACCTGAACTTCAGGCGGATATGCCTGATCGTACCATTCAAGATACATCGCATAGATGTTGTCGCGACACCACAGCATCGGAGAAATATCCTTGTGATCCACCATCAACTTGATAAACTGCTTGGTGTTCGGAATATTTGTTTTGACCGCGTGCTCTGCGAATTTCACAAACGAGTTGTAGAGGCGAGATTCAGCAAAGGTCTCGATTGGAACAACCGAACGCTTCTTTGCTTTCAACCAATCGCAGTAATGCGCATACGCTGCTTGTCCAACAGAACTACGAAGTTCTTCGATGCGCTCGCGCTCTCGGCAACGATGGTTCATGAAAGACTTCTCGTGAACAAAGTCGCGAATACAAAACTCGCA